ACAAGCAACAACCAAGACTACTACGGTGAGAAGAAAGTAAGAAACGTTCCACGCGAATTTAGCGACATAAAAAAGGGGCTAGCCCCCGACCTAAATTCCTCAACGAATTAAACCCTTAGCATAATATGTCTCCGCATATTACGCTCGGCCTTAATTAGCATCGTCAACGGTCTGTTTTTTATATCGCGAAACTCGCCCTCCACTCTAAGAAAGAAAGAAAGAAAGCACATTATACACAGAGGCAATCTGAAGCAGATTGATCACTATCAGCTGAATCAGGGGTACAAGACCCCTCGATTCCTCTGACCTTAGATTCCTTCATGCTTTCCTTTGTGATTTGCTATACTAGAAAGAATGAATTTGCGGGGTGCGGCACGCAGACACGGTCCCCCGTACGACAGATTGAAGATTTGGGAGAAGGGTTCCCAAATCACATTATTTTGTCGTGTAAATTCATTCTTCCTACCGCAACGTACCCCCATTTTTAGTTTTTTGATAAGGGGTACTAATCACGTTGCGCCTCCAGCGCGAGATACATTACGTCACTTGCGGACCATATGAAGAAACCAAATCGGCATTATTTTTTTGGGGTTGTTGCGTCTAGTATGACCACCTTCGTTGTTGCCCCCAAAAAGCCTTTTGGTTTACACACACACACACAGATTTCTGTGCCGCGAGCCGCACCGGCATCGCCGTTCAGTAAAACAAAGTCAAGCATCTCCAGACGTTGAGGCCCTGTCAGTACTCACCAATGTGGTAGACCTGCCGTCCGAACTGGTTGAAAAGCATTTTTGTTTTTAAGATACTTTCCCCCCGTGTTCGTACTCCGAGCTTGACTTTCTTTTCCAGATCGGACGAGCGGATAGGCACACGCACAGAAAACCTGTGTGTGGTGCATATTATTTAATGGAGAAACCCATGTACGACAAGAACGCGCTCAAATTCATATCAGGAACCAAGTTCAGAGTTTGCGACCTAACCAACGAGACTGACGGCTTGCTGCAAAACTTAGCGCAATGGGCTTGCTGCCGAGGTTTCACTGAGGCCGAGATCGAACTCACCAAGATCATCCAACTGCTGCATACCTTGAGGGACGATCAAGCAATCAACGACACGCAGCATCCAGACGACTAAGGTTTGCCGCTACTACGGTGAACAGTCTCCAGCCCCTACCAAGTAGAAAGGACAGTGGTAGGGCAACTCACTAACCTTAACCTTAATCTTAAACAGAAATGGAACTAACAAATGTCAAATACTAAAACAGAACTTCTCGATCAAATCGCAGAAATGGAAGCAAAGCACGACAAGCAACGCGACCACATAATCACTATCGAAACCGAGTTGCAAAACATAAAACGTGAGAGCATTGCTGAATTGTATGACCGCTTGATGAACCAACTGAGCCAAGTAGTCTACAAGGTAGCGTTCAACGGCGACATGCGGGAGGACGATCTAGGATGGCTTGCCCAAGTACAGATAAGCCAGAAACTCCTAGACGGATCGTACTTCCTGCTAAACGGATACCAGCCCAAAGACGCTAACCGTGACCGCAAACAGGGCTTGATCGAAAAGGCAGACAAAGCTCATAAGGCAACGCAAGACGCGATCAATGGACGCCGCCCCTTTAGGGAACTCAAGGAACAGACAGCGGCTCTCAAGGCTCTAAGTACCACAGTCCAACAACTAGACGCTGCAACAAGATCACGACTGTTCGGCATGACAGGTAACGCCGCTCTCGCATACGGTGAACCTAAGATCGCAGCAGCCAAGGCAGCGCACAATCTACCAGAGCAACGGGCAGAGGCCACAATAACAGACGAAGAAGCCGCAGAACTCAAAGCATTAGGCTTCGAAATAGACACCTCTGCCACACTATCGGACGAAGAATTTGCAGCCAGAGACCGTCTCAACCAAGCCGCAGACAAGGACATGCAAGCGGCTAACGACATAGTCAAAGGAGAAGTCGACCAGAAAGTATCATAAGACGGAACACCCCTGCGGCAACGTGGGGGTGACACACTAACCTCAACAATCAATCAAACTCAAAAGGAAAAAAACCATGGCACTAATCGGAAGCGGACATAAAATCCCGCGCAGAATCACAGTAGCAACCAGACTAGATCGCCAAATCAGAGCAGACGTACCAGTACCAGACCCAAAACAAAAAGCCTCAATCTGGAACTTCATCGACGAAATGAGAGGCGGCGAAAGTTTCCTAGCATACGGCGAGAAAGAAAGAATCAACGCAGCAGGATACGGACGCGCAAAAGGCTACAAGATGGTCACTAGAATCGACCACGAACTAACCGACCCTACGGAACTAGACAATCCGAGGTCAACAGCCAGAATATATCGCGTCTGGAAAGTATAACAAACCTCAGCGGGGCAGATAACAACTGTCCCGCGCACCTCTTATCGTAGGCGGTCAATGCGTTTTCAATTACTCCGATCAGAGATCGGTGAAAACACACAGGATAAAGTGCCATAACTCAACGACCAACTATCGCATCACCCAAGGAACCACACAACCCTCCCACCAAGCCGAAGGGTGGCATGTTACTACGGTGAGGGCTATTTCAGCCCGAACCAAACTTCCTAATAAATCCTACAACTTTCCTCACAACTCAGGAGTAAATTACTATGAAATATCTGTTTACAGATGCAGACAACTTGCCTGTCACAGTTACGTTTACAGTTTCACAACTACAACAACTCAACAAATTCTTCGATTCAACGGACTTTCTCAAAGATAAAGGTTATCAACATTATGTAATAGAAAGTATTGCTTACAACTTAGCAAATATAATTACCAAAGAAATACCAAGCGCAGTTGATCGCTTTAACAATTCACTCAAGCCAACGGAGGATACCAATGCTTGATTCTTTACCTACCACCACTACCGCCACCGATGCGTGGGCCTTTCCTGTAGCCTTTGAACCTGTCTTTGATGAAAGGGGGCAGGAACTACCCAAGCTACGCAATCTTATTCGCACAGATACCAATGAATCTCTTGGCGTACACAAAAGCAAGTATCAGCTTATTACCCATGACACTGCCTACAATGCGCTTATGGATAGCATCAAAGACGCTAATATAAGCCAAGACTACAGCGTTAAGACACACGTTATAGATAATGGCGCCAAGATGCGTATGGAAATACTATTCAATGACATTGCTATCCCTGATCCAGAAGTAGGCGACTACATTAAGGCAAGGGTACAGGGTTACAATTCATATGACGGTTCATGGGCATTTCAACAAATGACAGAAGCCTTCCGTCTATGGTGCAAAAACGGATGTACTACAGCAGATACAGTCGCCAAAACTTGGGCGAAACACACAACAAATGTAGATGTTCAATCATCGGCACAAAAAATTACCGACGGCATAGAAATGTTCCAAAACAATAAGGGTGTTTGGCAGATGTACCGCGAGACACCTGTTACTACAGAGCAAGCAGAAAACTTGTTTAAGAAAACAGTATGCAAAGTAAATCACAAAGCATCACACGAAAAGTTCAACGATAAGCAACTACAAAATCTTATCGGTGGCTTTGACAATGAGCGCAGCCACTTAGGTAATACCCAATGGGCTTTGTATAATTGTCTTACTAGCTGGGCCACTCATACTGAGGGCTTACGCTCCCCCGAAAACGCTAAACGTCAACGAGAAGCACAGCTTGTCAATGCGTTTAACTCTAAATACTGGAAGGAAATCGCCTAATGTATAACCTAAATATACATAACATAACTGAGATTAAACTAGAGGTTACTAAATTGTTTAACAATTTTAGTAGCCGCAATCTCCTAATAAAAGTTCAAGACTCAGAAGGTCAAGAACGAGTACATTCAATAGGTCTGTATGGGCTTTTACAAGCAGACTTAATTCCAACTGTAAGTACAGAAGTAACACGTCATTATACGGAGGATGAAGATGACTACAGTGGCCCCGATACTTAATCTGCAAAACATTCCGTTTATTGCAGATGTTATCGCGCCTATGCTACCTTGGCCGACTCACATAGTTGAGTTGGCCGACAAGATGGCAGAGGTAAACAAAAACTTTGACAAGGAGAAGTTCCTTAAACGTGCAATCAAAAACTGGGAGGACCAATATGTCCCGCCAACAGTCGATGACTCCATCCCCTACTGAAGAGTTAGAAACTTGCAACCAATGCTTGGGTGATGGATACCTCATAGTATCCAACCCAGTACCAATGTCGTTCAGTGTAGCCAGTGGTTACATTGACACGACTTTACTTGAATGCCGTAACTGTGCAGGCACAGGCGGTGTTCGCCAAAAGGAGAACCACAATGAACACTGACATTTTACTTTTAATCAACAAGCATTTATCAACCATGGTTTCAGCCGAAGTGCAGAAGCAATTAGTTGATTACAAATCAGAAATAGAACTACAAGACCAAGACAATACTTTAACTAGCGCACAAGAAAGCGAAGTTGATACAATGATCCGTGATATAATTAATAATGAGTTATCAATAACACCAGACCACATATAGGTTGACATACTGACTGCAACAATGCAGTTACATAGTATGAAAAATTATCTTGACACACTAAAAGCAAAAGCAGAGGCGCATGAAGTGTCTCTGCTTGAATCATTCAAACTAGCAAACGTACCAACTTCAACTTATTACCGAGCAGTTAATGGCAAGACAGACTTAAGATATGACACCGCAATAAAAGTGAATCAGGCTATTGAAAACTTTTACACACTTCAAAGAATCCATCACGATACCGCAGCATTACAACGAGCTAATAGAATCCTTGGCCCATGTGCGAAATGAACGTGGCATTAGTCAAGAAAAATTAGCACACAGTATTGGTTGCACAGTATCATTGATTCACAAATGGGAAACGCATAAGCGTATTCCATCGGGGTTTATGTTAATGTGTTGGCTGGATGCTTTAGGATATGAAATCGAAATTAAAAAGCGGGAAAGCTAAGTGTGATAATTGTGAGGACGTAACCAAATGGTTTGTAGCTATACTTCGCAACCATCCTACAAGAAATAATAAACACTGGTACATCTGCCTTAACTGTTACGAGCGAGACATATGGCAAACAAAAATAAGTCAAAAGGAACCTACCATGAAAAGTGGTTCATCAAGTGGCTTGAAAAAATCGGCATCAACTGTGAACGCCAGCCCCTCTCAGGAGCATTGGGAGGCAAGTATAGAGGCGACATTAAACTCAACCTCATGGGACACGAACTGGTAGGGGAGGTAAAGTATCGTGACCTAAGTAATTTTCCTAGTCCTTTCAGTGTCTTAGACCAGAGAGACATAGCTTTCTACAAAAGAAAGAAGGGCGATCCGCAAGTAGTTGTTATACTAAGCGGAGAAACATTCATCAAACTCATGGAGAACACACATGAATTACACACGACAGGATCAGATTGAAGAGCAAGCAGAAGCCTTCATAACCAAGCATCCAAAAGCATGGGCTTTATTTGTTAGCTTTACTTTTGAAGCTATCAATAAAGGCTTTGAAACCTACAGTGCTTACGCAATATGTGAGCGCATGCGTTGGGAAATGACATTTTTTAGTGAAGCCCCAACAGAATTTAAACTAAACAATAACTACAGACCGTACTTTGCTAGGTGGTTTATGGCACAGTACCCAGAGCATAAAGGGTTCTTTCGTTTGCGTAAACTTATTAGCACAGAAAAAGAACCTTGTACTATGCCCGAACTAAAACCAGCAGATTTCCCTTATATCTAATGGCGTTTAAACATATGGCTCTTGCCATGAGTAGCAAGGTTGGCGATCCGCTTGCCAAGCTACTCCTTATCGCCCTTGCTGATCGTGCTGACAAAGAAACTAATCAATGTTGGCCTAGCTATGCTCGACTCTGTGCTGATACAGAAATGAGCATGGCAACTGTAACTCGCAAGCTGTCATACCTAGAAGAACACAGCTTTATCTACAGGCAGAAACGCAAGAATATGTCCACGCTCTATACGCTCAGAGTGAGCACACCCGATGCTCACGTAGAGCGTAGGGATACTCACACAGAGCATAGCAGTACACTCCCTGTGAGCATAGAACCTATCAATGATAACCTACCAATAGAACCTACCAATAGAATTATAGTTATGAATGAGTTTAACTTTGATGATTTCTGGCATGTGTATCCACGTAAGATCGCTAAGAACGCAGCGCGTAGAGCCTATGACTCTGCGTTAAAGAAAGTTACCGCCGATGAAATACTCTCAGCGGTAAAAATTTTTAGTGCCAATTCTCGCAGCACTGAAAAGCAATACATTCCGCATCCTTCTACATGGCTTAATGGTGAGCGGTGGTTAGATGATGTGGCTGATGAAACATGGGGGAACCTCAATGAACTATAACCAACGCATTGCTCACATCAAGCAGTGGTTTAAATCTTCTGTGCTTACTAGGTTCACACCGCCAAATGGTGTGGACCCACTCATTGTTGCCGTTGATACTATCGAAGCTATCAATGCTAACATTCCTGCCGATGCAGACCAACGCCTTGTTGACCATTACTTAGAGTCAATCATCAAAGAAACTACCCGCAATGCCAAGTCTCGCACGCTGCCTGTCATTGAGAAGTTTACGACTGCCGCCAAGGGCGTGTCTCACAGAGCCTCAGACGTACTTGTTATTGACGGGCCAGCTACTCGGGTAGACAGGGAGTACATTGTCACAGAAGGCCGTGTAAAGCGCGGAGAAGCTATCTGTGACAGCTACCTGTCTGGTCACAAGCGGCAGACTTTGCTTATGACTACCTCAATAGAGCAAAAAGATTTAGATAAATATCTTGCACCTGCTGCACGTATGCAGTACAACGAAGAAAGGGAGAACAACACATGATACGCACAGGATTTATAGGTGGCTCAGATTGCGTCAAGATTATGCAAGGCAACTGGCATGAGCTTTGGCAAATAAAAACAGGTCAAGTCGAGTCGCCTGACTTATCAGATAATATAGCAGTACAACTAGGCACATACACAGAGCAGTTTAACTTACGTTGGTTTGAAAAAGAGCATGATGTTCGGCTAGGCAATCATCAGTTAGAATTAGAAGAAGAAATGTATCACACTGATGGAGCAGTACCCATCAAAGGCACAATAGATGCAATGATAACAGGCAAAAATCCCTGTATAATAGAAGCAAAACACACCAATGCGTTTAATAGTATGGAAGGTATCATAGAATATTATATGCCGCAGATACAATGTTACCTGTGGCTAATGAGAAGCAACATAAAATACGCAGATGTATCAGGCTGTTACCTGTCAGCAATCTTCGGCAACAGCAAATGGGAGTCTGCATTTGTATCAGCAGATAAAGAGTATCAAAATTCAATGTGGAAAGTGGTCGCAAAGTTCTGGCACCATGTTACTAGCGGACAAGAGCCGGATCATATTGTACCCAACCAAGCCCCATCGCACGATAAAATTGCAGTGGATGGAATGGTACGCAGAGATGCCAGCAAAGAAAATGGATTCGTTAGCGCAGCGTATGACTATCTTAAATTCAAAGACGAAGCCAAACTATTTGAGAGTAGTAAAAAAGACCTGAAAGCAATGGTAAAAGCAGATGAACGAGAAGTTTACAGTGACGTTATATCTATAAAAAGAAGTAAGAACGGCGCACTTAGAATTGTAGAACCAAAATAAATTGTGGGGGGCAACGGCTCCCCACATGACACCAATAAGGGAGAACACCAGTGTCAAACAATTTAGATTTATGGAACGCAGTCGAAGCGTCAGACCCTAAGTACCTAAAGAAAGTCAGCTTTGGGTCACGATCATTCACTGCGATTGATCCAATGTATCAAGTGCGTTGTGCTACAGAACAGTTCGGCCCTGTCGGAGATGGGTGGGGATGGCACAACGAAACTCAAGTAGTTAATGTCAGCAATGGAGACAGCGCAGTTCTTGCCCATGTTTCTATATGGCATGGCTCACCAGCAAATGTCTTTGGCCCCTTCACAGGATGCCGTAAGTTCTTTGATTCTGCTAAAGGCAGGATGGCAGAAGATGCACCAAAGATGGCTATTACTGATGGCTTAACCAAAGCGTTATCGCATCTTGGCTTTAATGCTGATGTGTTCTTGGGCAAGATGGATGGCAATAAGTATGCCGCTCCACCAGAAAAGGAAGGATGGTAAATCCAGACAGACATATGATTAGACAAGTACCCTGTCCTAAGTGCGGTGCAAGGGCAGGGACTTATTGTGGGCCCAAAAAAAGAAAGCGTAACCACAATGAAAGACTACAAGCAGCGCAAAAATACTTTAACAAAGGAGCCAGAAGCGTGGCAGATCATGACAACACTAACAGAGGCGCAGCGTTTAAGCCTTTCCCTCAACAGCAAATGATATTGCAGGGTAAAATAAATACCAACGGGCAAGATGCAAACATAGTATTAGTTAAGACTTCTACTAAAGCAGGGAAGCCACTCATTGAAGTCTACGAAAAACGTGGCGTTCTCTTTGAGAATAACAAAGAAGGCAATGAGGGTCGGCCAGATTACACAGGGCCATGGCAAGAAGATGCGCCAACACCTATGCGACTAGCAGCATGGCGCAAAAACAAAGACGGCAATCCATACATGAGTATGGAGGTGTCAGAACAACAGCAAAAAAACGGTGTTGATTTTGACAAAACTAAATCGGTTCCAGATTTGTCCTTGAAAGATGATGACATTCCGTTTTAGAATATAACTGTTCTCCACTAGGGGCTGTGCCTTTGACAAGCATGGCCCCTTCTTTTTTAACCAGAGAGGATACCACATGGAAACTTGGGCAGAGATACGCGCTCGTCACCGCAGAGAAAAAATAGAATTACTGCAAACATTAGCGCAATCCAGCTTCAGCTATCGTAGCGCATCAGAAATTCTACAAACGCCAGAAGAAAACGTGCGAAGTTTAGCAAAGCATTACAAAGTAATCTTTCAAACCCACAAATCTAACGAAAGAAAAGTAAGATACCATGACGAATCAAATGCTTGAGTTTGAAAGACTGCAACATAAACTAGGCAAGCGAGAAGTTCTGCCATGTGATCGACGCAAAGAACACGTTAAACAAAACAGGCTTACATGCCAGCAAAAAATAATCTTACAATCTTTAAACCAACTTGGAGAAGCAACTGCGTTTCAACTTATTGAAGCTAAGAATCTAAACGCTCACTCAGTTACTTCACAGATAACACACTTAGCTAATGCTAACCTTGTTGAAAAAGTACGCAGAGTTCCTGCACCTAAAGACCCAGCTAAAAAAAGATCAGGCAATGCTGATTGCTGGGTTTATAAGATTACAAAGTTAGCGCAGGGGGCGGTCGCTTAGTTTGGTATTGCTAATAACACCCTCAGATAAGGCGGGGCCTACCCTGTGTCTGATAAAAGCACAGCTTCCAGCCTTGTGACTTATCATAGGCTCACTGGATTAGCTACCCAGTGAGTCTTTTTCCTAAGCTACAGTTATTACAGCAGGTCTATTCGCGCAAAATTAAATAAACATTAAACTACCAACTCAAAATGAGGCGCGTCAATGAATGGTCTACGACCTTGCGACCTGCGCAAATCTATATAAGAATTCATCGCACCCTCGGCAGTAAGATCACAGCCACCAATGTCATTGATATGCCAAGCTGCGCCCCATCTTAACGGCACCTTTTCATAGCTTGCACCTTCTGCCATAGCATCAGCTATCTCGTCGTATAGATTAAGTTCCCATCTACCACCGCCATTATAGGCCATAAGATCAACAGCTAATCCATCCAAGTGTTTACTTTTCATGGTCTGCGATGCACCAGAGGCAACTAACTTGCGCTGTTCAGCCTTAGTACGGATGCCACAGATTACAGAGAAGTCTTGCTTAGTTACAGTAATAGCATAGTAAACAATGCGTTGAAGCCTGTCATCTACAGTGCCTAGTTTCTGCAAGCTGCGC